TCAGTCCCAAATTTATCAGGAGCAGTGACGCTTCCGTCGCTACGTAGAAATTTTAAAGGCACAGCGTCAGCCACGCTAAATAAACTAGCTCGTCTAGCATCAGGTGGTAAAATTACATTGTTCATGCTGCCATTCCTCCGTCCCAGGGCAAGTTGAGCCCAGGTAAATTAAATATAGGTAACGCAACGCATCGGCATCGATAATCCATGCCGGGATGTGCTCGTCGCCCTGTTCTCATGTCAACTATTGGCGGATTGTTCCAACTATGTCTGGTGCCGTCTAACTCATAGTGGTCGCCTTTGGGCCACTTCCCTGCAGGATTCCCGCGCACGCGTTCGTCGCCAGCCGTTTGCCAAATGTATTCTTCAACGCCGGCATCTTGCATCTGCTGTTGTGCCAAATCAGAATTGAGCTTTGCCATCTGGTCACGCGCCCAAAATTGAGCTTTCCGACGGTCTACGCCGTAAGCCCATTGAATTTGCCTCGAAATAGACGCATTGCTTCTGCCCGTCAATAGGCCATTCTGGATGATATTAGTTATCCGTGTCATGGTCATATCCGGCACCGAAGTTATCAAGTTGACATTTCTAGTCACCCATTGTTTCAGCGTGTGACGGAAAAACTCGCCCATGTAATAGTCCTCTAGGATATTAATACCGAGAGTATCATGGACAATGCGCTTCCACTCTTGAATAGACCTGCGTCGCGCAAGATTCGCAACTTTAAGGAGCCTACTTTCTAGCCCAAAGGCTTCGGAGCTGCGCTCAAACGCTATCTGCGCCTCTGTAATGGCCTGGGTAATCATGCGCGAAGCTTCTCCGGTATCATCCGTTCGCATCTCTTGTCGCTGCGCATCAAGAATCTTGCGCATTTTGGGAAGATGTTCCGACAATGTTCTACTGAACATCGCCATATAGGTGTTGGAAATCCTCATGCATTCCCGCTCCAGATTGTGAGGATAATGCACTTTCACCCTGGGAAGCATGTTTTGCCGTCCTCTGAATTTGGGGCGTACTTGTTTCTGAACGGCAAGAGCCATAGAAATATTGTTCAAATTGTCACCCCCTGCTCGTTGCTTTTCGGCAAGTTTTGCTATAGAATAGGTGAAAAATTTCCACAAGGGAGGCTGCTACATATGAATTGTCCAAATTGCCACGGTAACAATGTCTCGGTTCAGATAGTACAGACTGGAGCGGTAACAAGAACCAAGTCAAGAGGCTGTTTATTTACCCTAGGTAGGTGGTTCCTAATACTTATCACCTGTGGTCTATGGCTTGTTTTTGGCAGAAAGAAAAGCAAGAGCCAAACTACCTTTACCAATGAGAAACATGCTGTTTGTTCCGGGTGTGGACATACCTGGACTGCCAAGTAATTGCATAAATAATTGGAATAACCGCTCGGAATAGTCCGGGCGGTTATTTTGTTTAGCCTACAACTGTTAGATTTTTATTTCATAGAATTTAGCAGTCTGATTGAGGCATCAAATGGTGGGAACATGTTATGCCCTCGATGATGCCGCTTGGGGTTTATCCACATAACTTGCTCCATTTCCCCATCTTCACATCGTGGAACACCGTCAAACTCCGTGCATAGATACACGAATGGTTCACCGTATTGTCTGTCAAGGCCTTTGAGCCGCCCCAAGAGCTTCGCGTTTTTTAGAGTTATGCCAAACTCTTCCTCGGATTCGCGTATTGCTGCTTCCAATGGAAGCTCTCCGGGTTCCATGTGACCGCCTGGGCCACACATTTCGCCATTATCGCTACGAATACCGGCAAGAATCTTGCCGTCCTTCATGACAATTATGCCTACTGTGCCCGGATTGTCCGCGCTGTCCAGTGCAATATCCTCTGGTGGGAATGGTGCTTGATTTCCGGCGGGTATTCCTTCGCCGCCCATCATATCAGGCATTTCAGGGCTTGCCCCAATACTTTCGAGCAAATCCTCAATATCGAATTCACCCTCTTTGGCTAGTTTTTTTCGTATCTCCGTCTCGTCAACCGCTCCCATGTCAAAATAGATTTTACCTGTCTCCGCTCTGATTTTTTGCGTTGTGGCTTTCTTCTGGTCTACATCGGCCTCTTCTGTTTCGTCCATAGACCAAAGTGGGCTGAACTTAATTTTGACCTTGGGCTTCTCGGCAATTTCGCCTTGAGCCATGCCGGCACGTACGATAATATCAATGAGCACCCGCAAGTTTTTCTTGAGCATCAGTTTCTGAATCCGCTCAATGTAGTTGTACCATCCCTCCAGGTCTCCCTTTCCTGTTGCATTCATGCCAGTAGGAGACCGTCCAAATAAAATAGTCTGCGGAATGTTAGTAACCGCAGACAATATATTGCAGGATGTGTCAACTATATCTTTGACGCCGGACATCGGGAAAGACTTGAAGTCATAGCTTTCGTTCCCGCCACCGCTTCCGCCACCGTCAATGACTACGCTGTTCAATAGGTTACGCCCCGTATCAATAGCCTTTATTCGTTCCAGAACAGTTTGCTTTCCATCCTCGGACGCAAGCATCTCGGAAAGTCCTTCCATCGCAAAAACGGGCAATACCGAGCGTTCCAACATCTTGACGGCTGTAGAGTGGCTTGTAATCGTTTCCCTTAATTCTCGTTTTATTCTGAGGTATTCGGGGGTACCCCAAAAGCGATAATAGGGCTGCATCGTTCGTTCCGGCAATACACCATTTCGAAAAATTAGGCACCGGCTTTCGTGTACCCAAAATTGACCGAAAATACTGTTTATAAAATAACGCTCCGGCATCCCGTACTTTGTCGTTGTGCCCTTCCATGGCAACGTTGGGTCGAAGTTATACATGACGCTGTAATCAGGCCAAACGACAGCGCGTTCATAAACTCGGATTTCCTCGATGGACTTAATGCTTTTGTAGTCAAGAGGCTCCTCAAGACCTCGACCATCGTCAATCAACATAACGCCGAGTGCTCCGCCGTAGAGTCTTGACCATCTGATGCCATTAGTGGCCACGTCGTCAAAGTCCAGGCTGTCAAGCATCTCTGTTATATAGGTTTCGGTATCGCACCCCTGCAGCCCCAAGTCGAATCCGTGTTTAATGGCCTCTTCGGCGGGAGCATCAATTATCTTCGCAAACAGTCCGTTGCCCTCGTAATGGTCTGTAAGATACATATCGGGGACAATTCCCGACCCACGGAATTGATAGGCAGTGGAGTTGTCTTGTATGGTGCCATATCGGTTTAAGAGGTTAATATATTCGCCATCGTGCCTCATTCCCGGCGGTCCTTTTGGTGTTTCGTACCATGCCAAACTAGCCACCTCCTACGTCAACCTTTTCGGGTCGTAAGTATTTTTAAGTTCCAGCTCAGAAAAAGCCGAACTGGATGCGTCAACCATGTCCTTAAATTTACTGGACGGAAAACTTTCAAGTTGACTGAAATACGCATCGTTCCATGGAGCAATGAGCACATCGAAGTTTCCGCCTTGCCACTGCGATGCCATTGGCTCGGCGCGTGTTTCTTTACTGCCCGATTCTGGTATCGCTGTAACGCTAAACCCCGCCAAGAACTTAATATAACTCTTAGCTTGGTCTTTTCCTGCTTGCCCTGGGTCTTGAGGGAGGCGGATGCGAACACGCCCATATTTAGCTTTATCAGCCTGTGCAGTATGCTTGACAAGCTGCCTTACATCGTTAGCGTCCATTCGGACATTAATAACGTCCGCGACAATATATCGCCCATTTCTACGCTTGCCTATCAACACCCCAGATGTATATGCTGGGTCGCCCCCTTCGTCTTCGGACGTGGCGGCTAAATCCCAGCCTCTAACCCATTTGACAATGTCGGCAGGGATAACATCTAGCCTGTCGCCGACCTGAGTGCGCTTGAAATACATACCTGCCGCTGGTTTGATTTTCCAGTTGCCATGCAGAAGACGTTCGCGTTCCACCAGTGGCAATGCCTCGAGATTTGCCAAGTATGAGGGGTCGGATTTCATCAGGATTTTATTATCCTGCAATGTGCTCCTAATAAAAGTGACCGACTTGGGCTTTTGACGCTCCTCGTCGGTCTTTAGATTAAATCGTTCCCATAATTCTTCCTTGGTGTCTGCCCAATGTATTGCCTCGTCAACTCGAAGCATCCAGCGTAATACCCCGCTGCGCTCCGGGATGGGATATCCTGTATCCTGGTCAATCCACCATTCGATGAATTCTGCAACCCACGAGTCAGCGTCAGCGTTACATGACGCCCTAACATATGGAGTCACCCCACAGGTGGAGCGGTTTCTTGAAAGCATGTAGAAAAACTGCTTTTTGGTGAAATGGGTCAGCTCGTCAAACCCTATCATGCATATCTGTGAGCCTTGCCATTTATGAAGGTCTGAATCAACATCGATATGGGCAAAGCTAATCCTGCCCTTGCCACCGAATGACCACAAGGGTCTAGGCGTCTTTTTGAGCTCGGCACCCCTTATTCCAGAATACAGTTTAAGACTTTCGTCAAGTAGGCCACCTTCGTTATATATCTGGATGGAGTTCCTGCGAAATATAACCGCGCCAAAATCTTCGACGTTTTTGTGTCTCAGGGGTTCAAGTAGTAGCCCGTAGGTTTTACCTCCCCCCGCCGCGCCGCCGTAAATACAAATATCCGCTTGCGTGGCTAAGAAACTGGTTTGTGCGCCTTCCTGGGGACTCAGCTCGATTCTGGTTTTATTCAACTTTACCACGCCCATTGTCCGGGATGAATATCACCACATCTTGCTCCTCGTTGCCGAAAGTGTGCTGAACTTCTTGTTTCTGAGTCCAGTCTCCAGTCTTACGACTACGATTATTGAGCCAGTACATTATCGCCATGATGTTAGGCGGGATATGTTTTGTTTTCCGTAGAGTCTCCCTTATCTTGACTTCTCCACTTTTACCGTGGTCGATGATTTGCTCAATCTCCTCGGTGTCGTATCCCAAGCACAAGTCAAACAGCTTTCTTTCTACAATCGCATCTGCCTGTTCTTTGCCAATCTGGCGTGCCTCGCCGAATGAGGTTAGAATATTTTCGCCTGTTTTGACATCCTTCTTTGTAGACCATCGCATGATAGTTCTGCGGGATACTCCGAACGCTTCCGCAATTTCTTCATCTGTCGCGCCTTTAATTGCCAGCGAAAATACCCAGGCATCATGATATTTGGCGTCATATTTATACGCAGTTCGGCTTGAGGGCTTATTAG